CCAAGATTCGGGCAAGCAACTGACAAGCAAGAGTCAAGCAACTGACAAGCAAAGGGCAACAACTATACAAGTAACAAGTAACAAAGAACAATCTATACCCCCGACAGTAGATGAAGTTAGGGCGTATTGTGACTCTCGCAGCAATGGAATCGACCCTGAAATGTTCATCGCGTTTTACGAGGCGCGAGGGTGGAAGATCGGTAAAGAGAGGATGAAATCATGGAAAGCCTGTGTCGTTACATGGGAGAAACGTAGGCAGGAGCAGACCCCTACTCGCGAAGCATCATGGGGGGTGGAGCTATGAGGCTGCCGCAGGGGTTGGAATTAGAACAGTACCTTGAACTCACGGGCATGATGGAAGCCTCTCAAATCCACAGCGCGGGACGGTGGCATGATGAGGTGGTCGAGCGATCTAAGGGTCAGAAGATCTGGGGGGCTAAGCTACCGTGGCCTAAGACGCATGACACGTTTCGGTTAAGACAGGGTGAGTTAACCATATTTGGGGGCGCTAATGCGTCCAAGAAATCCCTTATCTGTGGCGAGATAATCCTAAGTCTGCTCAAGGAATCCAAGGTATGCCTCGCGTCCCTTGAAATGAAGCCGAGCGAATCCCTGTACCGCATGCTAATGCAAGCCGCAGGTACGAAGGATGGCACACCCGCCGAGCCATTTATTCAAGAGTTCTCAGCGTTCGTTGACAAGAACCTAGTCATATTCGATCAGCTAGACACAGTGAAGCCGGAGCGAGTCCTATCCATCATTCACTATTGCGTTAAGGAACTGGGTTGCAAGTATGTCTTCGTTGATTCCCTCGCGAAATGCGGCACTGGTTTTCAAGATTATGCAGCCGAGACAGAGTTCGTGAATAAGCTACAGCACTGCGCCAAGACACTGGATGTCGGCATTATCTTGGTGGCGCACATTCGGAAGCCGCCACAAGCTGATGACAATTGGATACCGGATAAGTATTCCATTCGCGGGGCAGGTACGCTTACAGATATGGCTGATAATGTCCTGCTAACGGCTAGCAACGCGAAGCGAAAACAGCTAAAGGAATTAGCTAAGATGACCGAATTAGATGAGAAGCAGCAGGAATATTTAGCCAAACATAAAGACCAAAAACTCATTGTTGCCAAGCAAAGACACAGCGGTGGATGGGAGGGAACATACAATTTTTACTTTCACGACAACAGCTTACAGCTAACCGAGCAGGAGGATCGGCCTAGAAGATTTTATTTCAACACAATTGTTGACAAGGACATTTAATATATATTACGATGATTACACATTCTGAGGAGGATGCTATGAAATACATTAAAGAGTGGCTCGCTGAGCCGACAACTGCAACACAATATCTTATTGACGGTGACATCGATTGGGACGTAGTACCCCAAGATGACATCAACAAGATGATCTTCTCTGTCCTGCATGACGCAGATGCCAATGAGTATCTGTGTGACATCATGCTCTACCATGCAGACCCCGAAGTCCTTCGCGGCTGCATCCATAAGCTAACCACAAACAAAGCTGACACGCTGACTTACTCTGTCATTTTTAGGGGTGAGATGCGTGAGGCTGTCATGTCTTTTATTACTGATGTTGCCACTCGCGAGATCGGTATAGCTGAGACTGCGCTAGCTGTGTACGGTCACGAGTATGCGACTTCCGAGCAGGTCATGCACCGCATTCGCGATGATCAACACGAACAAACATATTTCTAGGGGGATACCATGAAACAATCTGAATCAATAGCAAACCTATCAGCCGCGATGGCTGCGGCACAGGGGGAGATGGGGGCAGCCGTTAAGGGCTCGGCAAATCCATTCTTTAAGTCTAGCTACGCTGATCTTGGGGCTGTAATACAGGCAGTCAAAGCCCCGTTCGCGAAGCATGGCCTGAGCTATGTGCAATTCCCTGTTAATGGGCAGGGTGGCATTGGGGTATCTACACGCCTAATGCATGCATCCGGTGAGTGGCTAGAGCAGGAGTTCCTAATACCTTTAGGTAAGTTAGATGCTCACGGTGCGGGTTCAGCTATCACTTACGCTAGACGGTACGCTTTACAGTCTATTGCAGGTATCCCTGCCGAGGATGACGATGGCAACGCTGCATCGACCAAGCCTAAGCATCCACATCATCCTGCAAAAGCTACTGAGGATTTCTTCTAATGCGCCTGATTTCCTGCGAGCAGGGCAGTCCTGAGTGGCTCACCCATAGGCTAGGTGTCCCCTCTGCCTCACAGTTTTCTAAGATAGTCACCGGAAAGGGTGGCAAGTCTACGCAGGTTGAGGCGTACATCAATCAGCTAGTCGCTGAAGAGTTAACTGGCGAGACCACTTTGGTCTACGTCAACGAACACATGAAGCGCGGCACTGAGTTAGAACCAGATGCCCGTGAATTGTACGAAGCCCTGACAGGTCAAACTGTTCAGGAAGTGGGATTCTGTCTGCACGATACTGTTAACGCAGGTTGTTCGCCAGACGGATTGATAGGGGAGGAGGGTGGTTTGGAAATCAAATGCCCTGCCCCCGCTACGCATGTTGAGTGGGTGAAGGCAGGAGTCGTGCCTTCTAAACACTTGCAGCAGATCATGGGTTGCTTGTGGGTCACAGGCAGATCGTGGTGGGATTTCATGTCCTATCACCAGACCATGAAACCTTTGATCGTTCGCGTAGAACGCGATGAGGAGTACATAGCAGCATTGGCAGAGCATGTAACCAATGCAGCATTAAGAATCAAACAAGATGCTAACCAATACTTTCAGTAGGAGAATATGATGAGCGATTATGATGATACAAACCGTGGCGCACTGTTTAAGAACGAGCGCAAAGAAGCTGAGACACACGCCGACTACAATGGCACGATCAATGTAGCGGGTCAGGAGTACTGGCTGAATTCGTGGCTCAAGGAATCTAAGAACGGTAAGAAGTACATGAGCCTATCGGTTAAGCCGAAGGATGTTCAGTCTGCACCTGCACCCAGGGTGGAGGTTGCTTCAGAAGATATTCCCTTTTAATTTATCGGGGGTGCAAGCCCCCTTATCCTTGGAGGATGATATGCCATTTTTTAATTCGCGAAAGACTGAGCAGAAAGAACAGGCTCATAGTAGTAAATCAAACTACGCGCCAGAAGGTATGCAGAGAATTAATGTAAACCTAATGGATCAGACCTATAAGAAAATTCAGTTTAAAAAAATTGAGTTAGGCAAAAGCGCCACAGATATTATTGAAGAGTGCTTGGTTCTAAGCATGGATTTTCTTGAGCCAAAGGAAAGGATGACGGCAGAAAAGCATAAGTCGTTGATGGATGACATCGCTAAATCTCAGTCGCCACAAGAACCTTCACTTAGCTACACTATAGAAGACAGCAAGCCCGTTAAACCTAAAAGCGTTTTATCCAACAAAGCAAAACCTTCTTATGTGATAGAAACAGATTTTGCTGCGCCTCGCGCAGTTTCTTCAAAGCCGAGTAGCTTGCGTCAGCTTATGCGCCCAATAGTAAAAAGGATGAAGTCTGGTGATTCTATTCTTGTAAACACTATGGCAGAGCGTCAGCGTTTTACAGATTTAGCAAAGTCTATGAAAAAGAAACCATCTACCCGCAAGCTCAGTGACGGAGCTGTTATAACTTTCCGTTGTTGGGTTCTGTAAGGAGCGCTAAATGCCTATTCATATAGGAAGGGCAGTCCGAACTGCTCATGCCATCGCGGGTATTAAGCATATTAAAGTAGCCCAACAGATAGGGGTTAGTGCAGCTAACTACTCTCACTCCCTGACTCACCGGGGAATGACTGTGAAACGCTACAAAGAAATATGTGACGCGCTTGGCATGAGCATGGATGATGTATTTAAAATAGGAGAAGAGTATGCTGACGGCGACTCAGAGTAACCAACAGGTCAGAGATAAATTGGAAAAAGACTTGGAGTTGTTTTTCAGCAAGGGCGGGGAAGTTAAACACTTCCCTCCCTGCACCTACTCCGATCATATACTCACAGAGAAGCAGAGGTTTGATGCTCGCTTCGGTCAGAGGGGAAAAAAATGACTGATATAAATCAAGGGGATTTCTGGGTGGTGGATGATAGGCTTTCGCTTGAAGCTTTCATTAAGATGATGACTCAGATGTACGAGGAGAAGAAGTATCTGACACTCAAGATCAAGGGTGGCAAGACCAGAACATCTACACAGAACAACGCGCTGCATGTGTACTGTCGTCTACTAGGCGAGAAGCTGAACGATTCAGGCTATGATATGAAGCGAGTCATCAAGGAGGAGGTGGATATCCCGTGGTCACCATCGCTTGTGAAACAATACCTCTGGAAGCCCATCCAAAAGATTGTAGCTAACGAAGAGTCTACCGCGAAGGTAGGGTCGGATGATTACCACAACACTTACTCTGTACTAAGCCGACATCTCAGCGATAAGTTTGGGGTGTTCGTTGAGTTCCCGAGCAAACGCAAATGATAATCTTTAATGAGTTCACTGACGCTCTTGAGGAGGCCAAGTTCTGCGCTGACGAAGAGAAAAAAGTCTACCGCATTCTGGCAAAACCAGAAGGCTTTGGCGTACTACTCAAGGGCAAGAGCAGAACACGAAATCGAGGCATTGAGGTAGGATACAGGGGATACAGATGTTCAATACAATCGCGTGTATAGCTATGGCAATTTACTTTGAAGCTAGATCCGAGCCCTTGAATGGGCAGGTTGCAGTAGCTAATACCATCATGAATCGGGTTTCGTCGCCAAAGTTTCCCAATACCCCTTGCAAAGTAGTCCAACAAGGCAGGAAATGGAACGGTCACATGCTCCGTAATCAGTGCCATTTCAGCTATTACTGCGACGGTAAGCCGGAAGTCATAGTAGACCAAGGGGCATACACGTTAGCCCTCAGTATAGCGGTAAATTGGCCTAATCTCGTTGACATAACAGGCGGGGCTACCTACTATCACAGAGATGATGTTTACCCCTACTGGATAGACAGCCTAAACATTAGCCGCCAGATTGGTCGGCATATCTTTTATCACTAGGCGCCTTCGAGATTAGATAATCATGAACGATCAACCACAGTACGATCCACCGGAAGATGTTAAAGCTGTTTCTAAGACATACTCTGTCATGTCCAAGCTGTTCAGCATTGCGCTACTAAAGCTACGCTACGATAGAATGGACACGGCGAGTCAGATCCGATCTGAGAAAACCATGTTTACATTGCTTCACGAGAGAAACTGGGATGCCAAGAGCGACCGATAGGCGAGCAAAGCGTAAGTCTAAACCTAAGACCAAGACTTCCTCGATGCTTAGGCAGGAGTGCTACAGGGCTATACAGAAGCTCGCGAGGATAGCTGCGGCAGATGATGATGGGTACTGTAGCTGTGTATCCTGCGGCGTTAATAAGCACTACACGCAGATGCAGGGTGGACACTTTATTCCCAAGGGCAACTCATCCTACTGGGCATTAGAGATCGAGAACATCCATCCTCAGTGTGCAGGGTGTAATATGTGGGGTATGAGGCATGGTTCTGCTGCTCAAGAGTATACGATGTGGATGGAAGACATGTACGGAAGAGCATTTGTCAAGGACATGATTGCCAAAAAGTCGTCCCCTGTTAAGAGATACAAGGCAGATTACGAAGAGTTGTTGGTAGGGTTTGTTGAACTCATTAAGCAGCACAAGCAAAGGTTGGGCGAATAATGGATGAAGAAATTTACATTGAGATGGTGTCCTCGGACGAAGCATACGATTGGCTTAACGACATGATACAAACCCTTGAGGGTCATGACCGTGATGTCATAGGCACAATAGCTTTGATGCTTGAAGACCTAACCGAGTTCGTAAACAAGAATGAATTTACAAAGAAGCATTTCATGCAGTTCATTGAAGACAAACACGACAGCGAGGAGTTACTACATTGAGCGCAACAGACCATCAGGTAGCAGGTGACCATTACAAGAAGCTAAAGATTCAGCCTATTGAATACATCCTCGCGAATGAGATGCAGTTCTGTGAGGGGGCGATCATCAAGTACATCTCTAGATGGAGAGACAAGGGTGGTATTGAGGATCTGCGAAAGATCAAACACTTCTGCGACTTCTTGATTGAGAACGAGGTTGCGGAAGCACCCCTCGCGCATCTAGGCGAGAGGCGTGTCCCGAAGTTTTAGTCTCTGTTGCGCTCTTCTCTTTCGAGGAAGTCTTCAATGCCCCCGCCAAAGAAATTGTAGTACATGTCGCCAATGCCGGGAAACCTTCTGAAATTCTTTTTGTCAAGTTCAGAAAAATCATAACCATCCACGGTTAATTCCTTTACGATGTTGGCTGAGTCTTGTACCGCATCTACGACAGAAAGAATTGCAGGGGATGCCATTCCTATAGTTGCGTCCCTAAAACGCAAGTCTGCAAACTGTTCTTTTCCATAGTTAGACGAACCCATCATCGACAGCGCATAATTACTTGCGTGTTCGGGTATTCTATCTATATCAAAGCCCCTGCCTCTAATTGCATTTCTTGCTTCTTGCACAACGGATTGCCCTCCACCCACTATCACTGTATAAGCCAAAGCGTTTTTACCTGCTTGTTTGTAGTTGCCTTTTGCTGCCTCGTCAATGACGCTGTCTTGTATTAATTGAATTTGTTTAAGTGTAAAACTTCTTAGCTGATAAAATATTCTTCCATTCGGTGATTCTAAATACGCCTGGGGCATATCACTTAACGAGATTGGCTGAGAGCCAGACAGCTCATTCCAGAGTAATAGCTTCGTATTTTCCGTTACTTTTCCTGCTTTTAAATCATTGACCAAGCTATCAAACTCATCACCAAATGTTTCGCCCCATTCTTCTTTGAATTTTTTCAATCCCTTTTCAGATTTCACTAACCGTGTGCCTTTGTTCCATGCGCCTTGAATTAAAGAGTTTTTACCAAAACGATCCACCGCGCTAAACAGGCTGTATTTAAACAACGTATCCTGCAAAGATTTTGTAACCCCCTTGACGGTTGATAAGTCTGTCGCGATATAATTTGTGAGGCCAAAGTCATCTACATTCTGTACGTTTCTTCCTAGAACTGTTTGAAGCATAGCTTTGCCGCCATCCCCTCCGTAACGATAGATGTTGGTGAGCTGATCTGCAAATTGAATAAAAGCCGCGACGGGATTACCAAGCAGCAAACTACTAGTAACAGACCTAAGCGCTTGCATAAATCTATAAGGCGATTTTTCTCCTTCGTTAAATCTTAGGTTAAGAATTTTAATTAACTCATCTGCATCGCCCACTACCTTGCCTTCGCGTTGAAGTTGTCTAGTTAACGCCCCCACGCTTTTGTTACTATCAAAGTTTGCACCAGAACCCACTGCGACATTAGAGCCTTTAAAGAATTTGTATTTTTCTACATGGTTGATGGTTTTGTTAATGTAGCTTTCTAAAGCTTGCGCTGCATTGTCTGGGTAAAACTGAAGCAGGTCATCATTTAGCGTCTCTAGCATCCTTTGCTTGCCAGAATTAAATCCTCCCATAGCAGCCCCGCCTGTAGGTCTGTCAAATAAGCTGTCAAATACATCGTCTTTTTGTTTTTCAGTTAAATCGTCTATTGGCTTTTCTAATCTTTGCGCTGCTTTTTTTAAAGCTGCTCTATACATTAAAGATTGTTGAGTTCCAAAAGCCTGTAACAGCCCCTCTCTTTCAATTTTACCTCGCGGAAAGTGTCCTGCAAGATATTCCACACCCCCTAGCCCAGAATCCGCATACATGTGCATTTCATCTAGGGTGTCTTTGGTTGCTTTCATTATTTCGCGAGCGGTCATAGTATATGGTTTTTTGCCAGTATCAATTATCACTGAACCTTTTGCCGTTCTACCTGTAGGAATGCCGCCCCTTGTTGTGACTGAGGTGATCCCTGAATCTTCTGCAAGCTTGGTAGCTCCCGGCCAATCTCTATTCTTTAAGCGCTTTGTAAACTCAGCTTGGGCATCTTTAGATAATTTTCCAAACATTATTTGGAAGGGTCTGATTCTTTGAGTCATCTCTTGCGATTTAATAGAAGAATCTTTTTCAAATCTTTGCAATCGATTTGCAATCACAGGGCTGTACTGCTTAACTTTTCGTATTGTTGTTTCGATTAGCTTATTAGCCACACCGTTTTTAACTGCACTCGCGGAATTGAGTGCAGCTTGAGTTTCTAAGACCACTTTATCTACCTCTAAATTCCAAGGTAGATCTAGCTTGGTGTTTGAATTAATGACAGCATTCTCAACTTCGTCAGCCGTTAAGCCTAATCTTTTAGAGGCTGCTAACAATAAACCCTCGTCATCTACCGTGCCTGTAGCTTTAACCTCCATCATTTTGCTGTTAATAGAGTCCATAGTTTCTTCTGCCGAAGCGGACTTTTTGGCAGTTCGTTTTTGATTTAACTTAGCTTTTAGTTTGTTCGCAGCAGGTGATAATTTTTTAGCAATGATTGGCGCAGCAGTTCTTCCGAGCTTCATTACAGCAGGAGTTAATACAGCCCCTCCTACCGTGTATTGAGCGGTGCTTTTTAAGTCAACCTCGCCCTCTTCCACTAAGCTGCGCAGGGCTTCATAGCCGCCTGAAATTACCCCACCGATAGCAGCCATAGCTTTGTAAGTTTGGCCTACAGGAAGCGCTGTTGTAGGGTCGGCTAACACTCCAAGAACTGTTCCTACAAATCCTGAACCGCCTGTAGATTGGCCTGACTCTGCAAGCCGAGTTAATTCTGGGTACTCTTGCGCTAGTTCTTGCTGCCTTACTTGTTGAATTCTTTCTCTTCGTTGATCAATATTTAATTCCATAAAGTCTTCGCCGTACATTTCAGTCGGCGATACATAAATTCCTGCTCCGCGATATTTGTCGCTAAATAAATTTAACCTACCAATAGGCATGACGGCATCCAAAGCAAGGTCGGCATTTTGCGTGAAAGACTCTGTTGCATCAAATTCATATTTAATTTTAGCAATAGCGCCAAACTCATCCATCTGCTCTTTATTTAGTGCGTTAATTTGTTCTTGCGACAACTGAGGAGGAGGCGCACCCAAGGCAGTTAATGCAGGTAAATCATAATCTGGCCCAACAGATTCTCCCTCAACAGATGCTTCTGGAGTAGGCTCAGTTAAACCTGTGTCTATGTTTTGTTTTGCTGCAACATATCTCAAAACATCGGCTTGACTAACTCCGTCAGGAGCATCAACTTCTTGTGTTGTTCCGTCTGCAAGCGTAATTAAAAATTTGGGCATAATGAAATCCTATTGCGATTCAGGAACTGGAGTAATAGTTATACCCTTTGTTTCCATTTCCAGAACAAGTTTTTCGTCATCGGATAACTCTGGCTCATTATTTGTAGCAGCGACGGACTGATTAGTGTCTGTAGGTCTTTCTGACGGCAACAATCCCGAAGACAACAGATCGCCTAAAATGTTTGTTAATGCAAGTCTGTCTAGTTTTGGTGCTTTATCTATTTTTTGCAATTCATCTCTTAACGAAGCAATGCTTAGAGTATAAGATTCATTATTGCGTTCAGAGTAATTGTGAATCATATCAATCAAGGCGTTTTCGCCCGTGTCTTTATCGCCTGTTGTTAAATCAAATATTTTATATTCTTTAAACAACTTTTCGTTCATTAAAGCAGCTTTAATGACCTTTGTTTTTTGCGGAGAAAGGTTGGGTACATCTCTTTCTCTGTTTGTCGCAGTTCTTGCGCTTTGTCCAATAACATTTAATTGATCACCAGTTTTCTTATCAAAAGTCATAATCATATTTTGACCAGTGGTTTGATCAAAAACAGTATAAACACCAATGTCTTTGTCCATTCCTTGCTTAAATTGATTTTCAATTAAACGCAATTCATTTAACGGGATAAAAGCATCTTCATCGTTTAGTAGCTTAATATAATTATTGTCTGGATCTTTTGCTATTATCTGTTCCACAAGGCTTGTTTTTAATAAGTTAGAAGCTGCTATTTCATTTTCGCGAGCAGTTTCGTCTCTTAATCGATCGGCTTGCCTGTCATTAAAAGTTGTAATGCTATTATCAAATTGCTGTTTTGATCTTTTTTGTTCTTCAGTTTGCCACCCAAACCTGGTAACAGTCCTTCCCTCTGTTCTTTCTGCTCGCGCCGCAACTTCAGCCGCTCTTGCGTCTTGTTCCTCTGCGCGTGTATCCGCTTCATCTTGCCGGCGTATGGTTCTGGCTTGAGCTGTGTTTTCTTTATTTAAAGATACAGCCTCTTGTCGAAGTGTGGCGGCGCGAACTGGGTCTGTGGATTGCAATGCGTTAGCAGCGGCAATCAAACCTTGCGTAGTAGTAAAGTCCATTTGCCCAATTTTTTCCTGCATTTTTTCAGAATCAGTCCTTGGATCGATCCCAAGCATAGGCTGTACTGCACGGCGCAAGTCTTCGTTACGCTGTACGCCTAGCTGACCTGCCATCTGGGCAAGAGGGGCTAATGCTCTAGCTCTTCCTGTCAGACCTGATGCTAGTAGCTGACCTTGAGCCATGCCTTGCTGTAGTAGTTTCTGCTGACGCTGTTCGGGAGTGTCAATGATATCCGCGAAGAGTGTGTTTATATTGATAGCCATAATTTAGCCTCTAGGTATTCCACCGTACATTGATATTGCGGCATCAACTGCGTCATTGCCTGTTAAAGTAGCGCCTGAGTTGCGAGGTATTCCACCGTACATTGATATTGCGGCGTCTATTGCGTCATTACCTGTAAGCTGTGTTGTGCCTCCTGCGGCAGGAGCCGCTGCGGCAGCTTGCTCACCCTTAAGCAGATCAAACAGACCTTGGAACTGCTGCTGACGTAGCGCATTAGCAAGTGCCGAGTAACCAAGCTGCGCCTCAAGAGTCGACTCTGCTAGTCCTGCTCCTATGCCTAAGCCGGTAGACTGTAGACCCGCACCAATCTGTGATGCTTGCAATGCAGGAGATAGAGTCGCGAGGAGTTGGTTCTGGCCTTGGTAAGCAGATGGAATTGATTGTAGCCCTAGATCACCTAGCAGCTCTAGTCTTGAGCGTGTCTCGCCCAAACCTGCCAGTGTTTGCTGCGAGGTTAACGCTTGCTCTGCTCTAGCCTGTTCCATAGCTGTTAATGCAGAACCAGCTTGCTGCTCTTGTATGGCTTTCTCCAGGGTTAGTTGCTCAGGTGTCCCACCAAACATACTGGTCTGTACACCCGTCCTTCCTTGACCAAATAGACGCTCCTCGAGGGCTAGACGCTGACGCTCCTGATCAGGTGCTTGCAGGGCTGTTAGGTTGCCCATTATTTCCTGCTCTCGCGCAGCCCTTTGCGTAGGGTCTTGCGTCAGCAGTCTAATCAACTCGCCTTGTTCTGCCTCTCGTGCGGCAGGATCATCTAAGAATCCAAATGCTCGAGTGCCAAAGCCTAGCATTCTTTCCTGCAAAGCCTGTTCAGTAGGGCTAAGGCTTGTGTCTAAGTTTCCGGTAGAGCTAAACCCTGCTCTTGCGCCTGTAGCTGTGGTGACACCAAAAGGTTTGAACTGAGACTGCCGACCAATTTCCCCCATTAAACCGCCACTTGCGGCCTCGGGAGGACGATCACCGTAAACCGTTCTTACGTCACGCTCACCTGCTTTTTCAATGTCGCTGATTGCTTTCTGTTGAGCGGCTGCGCTACCTATAGAAGAGAGCAAGCCACCCGTAGTACCGCCCAATAAATTATCATACCAAGCCATTAGTAAGTACCTCCATCAATAGTACCGAACGTAGACGTACCACTAACGCTGAGGTTAGCTGCGGTTACCGTGCCTGTGAATGTAGGAGACGCAGAGTTAGACTTGCTGTTTACTGCGACAGCAACTGCATCATACTCAGCCCCCACCTCAGAGCCTTTGATTACTTTAGCGGGGTTACCACTAACCAAAGTATCCTTGGCTGCGAAGTTTGTTATCTTCGTGTAGTTAGACATTACACAATCCTTCCCATTAGGGCTTGAATATTAATTTCTTGCAAGGCAATAGTCTTGCCATCAACTGTGGTTTCTACGCCAACGGCTACTACCGTACCCTGCCCGGACGTATTGATTTTCTTTCGCGTTATCAATGCAATAGAAGAAGAATACTCTGCCTCTGTGTTAAATTCTGAGATATTGTATTGTCCCACATTGGACTTAGGTAAGGTGTACGCTTGTTTCTTGTAAGCACCAGAGTAATCGTATGCCCAGTTTAGAACTACTATAGCCTCAGCGCCATCAAAGGTAGTGAGGTTAATCTTCTTCAAGAACTTTAGGTTAGATGTATCGCCAAAGCTAAGAGGATGGCTAAAGTAGCTAAGAAGATAACCTGTTGTTCCATCTTTAAATCCTGTGTATTGAGCCACCCCTGTACTATTGCCAATGTATACAGCCTCGGTAGAGGTGTTAGCAAAGATCAAAGGATTGATATGCGACCATGTTGTAGCCCTAAAGCTACCATCCTGCAAGGGGAAGCGCGTATCAAAGCAGTATACTACAGCTAGTTCCGGGAAGTTTAGTAACACAAACGCCTCACGAGGCGAGTAGTGTAGGCTAATATTGCCTGTTTCTCCCGCAAAGAGGGATTTGATGTCATTGTTTACGTTCTTAGAGATGTCACCAATAGGGGCTGACTTCTCTTGAATGGTTCTAGCTAGGCTTCTAACTCCCGAATCATCTAAGAAGATTAAGTCTTTACCAGTAGAGACTACTGCGTCTCTGCTTACACAACCTACATTAGATATTGTATCCGCGAGGGTCATGTTGGCAGGGCTTTCCGCGCCTAAATACAGCACTATGGAGTTCCTGCCAAAGATCACTAGGAATCCATTGTGAGCCGCAAGGGCAACGATTGTATCGTATCCTGTAGGCCAGACTGTAGTTATGTCTATCGAGCCTGTAGAGCCTCCTGTCCAGTGTGTCCCATTGAGTAGATCAGACCAATAGATCGTAGACTTGTCATTAGTAAAGTCTGCTACCCACAACCTACCAAACGCTGCTAGACACTCGTTACCTTCAGGTGGTGTGCCTGTAGCGTGTCCGTGATCTGACATAGGATCGAAGGTGCTAGTGCTGTCTTTGTAAACTAACGGCTCGTATCCACGCTGAAAGAAATACATTGAGTCATTAAAGTTAACCATCTTCCAGTTGTTTGCGGTAATAGCATATCCCGCAGGGGTCAGGTCAGTCAGGGTTGTTGTGCCTGAAAATACTTTGTTGTTACCTGCCGAGAAGAAAATGGTATCACCGTCATTAGCTACGAACTCGCTCATAGACTCGATGCCATCCGAACTGCCTAGTACCGCAGCCCCATTAGTAGACACCATACTATAGCCCTTCCTCGCGGCTATCCTGCCCTCTTTATCAATGACACAGTTGTCCGCAACAGCGGAGAAGCTAGGCTCTTGCGCGAGAGGTGCGTCTTGGGTGTTTATCCCTGCAAATCCCGGAGCTGTAATTGTAATGCTCTGTAATTGTTGAGCCATCTACACCACCATGTACGTTGTTTCTAAGGGGTATCTGTTAGCGTCTACGGCAATTGCATCTGACAATGCTGACGATGCTATAGCAAACTGCTCTGCTGCTGACTGACCACCTGTCTCACCTCTTTCGCGAAGAGCCATAGCGTAGGCCATCTGTACGACAGGATGATACGGGACTTTGATCTTAGTAGCATCTGCCGCGAGTAGAGCCTGTGGGGCAGCAATATCAAACCGTAACGTGTATATCTTGTCTGGCTGCGGATAGACCTTTACCTTAAGATCATCGTTATCATCTACGCCACTGACTATGTAATCAGTAGGCACCGCGCTAGCGGGAGTTTGATTAAAGTATACGTTATCAAAATACGGCACAGTGTTTAGCGTCAAGAATCCGTGACCACTACTGCTTATTGCTTGCTTGATTACCGCGCTTTGACCTGATCCGGTAAGAGAGTATTCTGCCTGACCGACTACAGTTGGGACTTGCACCGTGCTTCGTAGCGCAGACCATGTCCATGAATCTTCGATTAGTTTCTTTGCATCGTTAACCAAGTCGCCTATCAAGGCAGAGTAGGAGGTCTCGTTTGTAGTGCTAACCTCGTCTTCTCGTAGTCTTCGGAGGACGCTGTTAATTGCTTCTAAGTATGTCATCTACCTGCCTCCAGTGGCTTGTAAGAATCGCTCGAACATCCCGACAGGAATGTTGTCTAGCTCTGTAAACTTTGGCTCAAAGAAGAGCGAGTCAGTAACAGGGGTATTTTGGATAGACTGAAACAACGAGATGTTAGTTGCTTCCCTGGGGGTTGGTTGCATAATTGTAGGTAAGATAGGCGTGTCGTTAACAATAACATTAGGGTCTTCAGCAATAACCGGAGTATCTAAAACAGGGATAATCGGAGTATCTAAAACAGGGATAACTGTGTCGTCTACCACTGTGTCGTCTAACCCGTCATCATCGTTTTCCAATTCACCATTATTAATGACCGCGTCATTATTGGTAACTGCCCCGCCATTGGTCAAGACTGCTCCTGTGTTAAGAGGGTCAGTTGCTTCGTTGAATACATCGCCAGTATCACCTGTGCCAGTATCTCCCGCACCATCACCTGCTGTGCCCTGGTTGTTGATTGCTGTGTCTGACTGTGCCGCTGCTTGGTTAATGCTTTCTACAGTATTACCTGTGATCGTAGCTACTTCTTGAGCAGAGACTCCTCGATCATTTACTATGTCAACAACCTTACGAATACTGTTGCGGTCATACGCTCCAAATATGTCTAGCGCATCTTCAAAGATAGACGCGAGGTCTTTGGTCTTGTCTATTTTTTCCCACTCTGTTTCGGGGTCGTCAGTATCAATAGATTCATCTCCACCAAGCGAAGACAAATCTTGATTTAATAAGGTGTTTTCTAAATTGGTAGTAGATAAATCCTCTATAGTATCTGTCGGTCTTAAGGTTTTAGGAACAAGATCAGACGCAACTGTGCCGCCGCCAAGCGTGTTAATATTTGAAGTACCGCCGACAGTATAGCGGCCTAGCAAATCCATAGCTCCGCTACCTATAGAAGGAGAGCGATTTATAGTATTGTTTTGATTAATACTATCTAAGTACAGATTGTTAATTGCACTTGGTGTAAGAACTCCTATACCCGCAGCATCTTCAAGCACTGCTTTTGGATTATAAACACCGCTTGAAAATTTTTCTTTTTGCTTGCCTGTATTTTCAGCCATAAGAATTCCTAGTTGCTGCGTTCTACTTTCTTAACTTTCTCAAAGGAGCGTAGTCCCCCAAGACCAAGCATGCCCATTAGCACAGGGAGCATTGTAGCAAGGTCAATCATCGGAATTTCAACGCCTGTCTCAAGCAGATTCAAAGTCATGTTCGCGAAAGGGATGACTAGAAAGTTACCCGCCATTCCTAATACACAGACCCATCCACAAGCAGGTCTCCATCCGGCAACAAACATACTGTTATGCTTGGCTTCGATCTTATTGATCTCTAGCTGCGCCTTAACCTGTTCGTGCGTATAACGCTCTGCCATTGTCGCAATGTCATGAGCTAACTTTTCTTTCAGATCTTTATCGGGTATTACCTTGTCTAATAAGTCAGACACTGGCCCGATGAGCGATCCTAACATTGCTAACATTTAGGCCACCACAAGCACGACAAGTAAAAACACAGCCAACAATATGGCAATAGTAGCTTGCTCATCCGTTGAACTCATAAATTTAGCTTTGGCAAATTTGCCTATTGTTTTAACGTATTTCATAGTCGTTCCTTATTTGTCAGCTTTAGTGTCAAGTCGTTTAAAGATAGCCCCGAGCATCTCTTTGATTTCTCGTATGTCATCGCGGTAATCTTCTTTAGCTACATACATAATAGGTATGGCTTTCATGTCAGCATCAATCCTATCCAATAATGCAAAGACTCGATTAACTAACCAACCAACAACGAATCCCGCTACTGCTATTGTGACGTTGAACATGACTTGGTAATCCATACTACACCCTATAATGTCAGGTCAGGGACTTTGCGAGAGTCTCTGATTTGATAAACGTGACGGATAGCTTCCCCACCGTCTTTGTGAAATACAATCTGATTCATCACACTTGCCGCTCCGTAACCCGCACCTGCATGCCAAGAGTCTGGTGGAGATAGCGTACCAAAAGCCTCGATCTTACAACCATTATCTACTTCAATTGCAGTTTGGTGGTGGACGTGTCCGACAAGCCATTTGCGGTAGTTCGTGGTTGCCCACTGTTCAGGTAGCATTTTAGGGAGGATAGCTCCTAGCTTGGCTGCTTTAACTTTGTCGCCGTGATGAACCGCTATTAGATTCTGCCCAAACTGCAATGTATGAAAGAAGCCATGCGGATCTAAGATAGTTACCCTTGGTTCTTTTGAGTAATAAAACTTTAAAATTAACGCGAGGGCAATAGCAGTATCTGAGTCGTGATTGCCTCTAGCCATTACGACTAC